GACAGCAGCAGGTTCTTGGGCTAGAGCCTTTTTAGTAGCAGTTATCTCAATGGCAGCAGCTGGGGTCTCAGATCCTAAAGCTCTTATTGCAGCAGGCGTGGCATCAATCTTGCCTCCAGTGCTTCGCTACTTAAATGCTAACGATCCTGCCATGGGCATAAAAAAGTGACACAGACAGACTTCTTTACTCTTTACATCGCAACCCTTGCAACGCTGGGTGGTCTGTCAGGCTTTGTCATAACACACCTTTTGTCTGAAATTAAAAGACTCAATGGGCGTGTTGATGAGATCTATAACTTACTTCTAGACCGATAATTTTCTCATGGCAAGAAAAGCAACTCAGCAGCTAGTAGAGCAAGATTACTCTGCACTCGATGCTTACTGCATTGGGATGTATGAGTTCGCTCAGTCTCTAAAGCGCGCAGGCTTTGATGAAGAAACAATCCTTGGAATCATCATAGAGCGATCCGCTTACCCTGCATGGATCTTGCCTGATCCAATCGAGCCAGAACGCTTCGGCGATTATGAAGATGAGGACGATGATTAAAAAACGCTATCTTGTGATATCAGATCTACAGATCCCTTATCATCATGAGCAAGCAGTTAAGAATCTCATTAAGTTAGTAAAGCGCGAGAAGTTCGACCTAGTTCTAAACACAGGCGATGAGCTAGACATGCAGAGCCAGAGCAAGTGGGCTAAAGGTACTCACCTAGAATACGAGGGGCAATTAGATGCGGACAGAAGTCTGGCTCAGAACATCCTCTGGGATCTTGGCACTACCGATATCACACGATCAAACCACACGGATCGTCTTTACCACACTCTCGTTAGGGGAGCTCCTAGCCTCATCGGACTTCCAGAACTCGACTACTCCAACTTTATGGGCTTCAATGACTTGGGGATTCGTTTCCACAAGAAGCCCTTTGAGTTTCACAGAGGTTGGGTCTTAGTCCATGGTGATGAAGGATCGATGAACACTAACGCTGGTCTTACTGCCCTTGGTTTAGCTCGTAAGTTTGGCAAGTCTGTAGTCTGTGGACACACGCACAGAGCAGGCATTAGTGCCTTCACAGAGGGCATAGGAGCCTCATACAGGACTTTGTGGGGCTTAGAGGCTGGGAATGTCATGGACAAGAAGAAAGCCTCTTATCTCAAGGCTGGTAGTGCTAATTGGCAGATGAGCGTGGCAGTTATTGAAACGCATGGAGACCGCGTAAGTCCGATGCTTGTGCCTATTAACAAGGACGGATCATTCACCCTTTACGGAAAGTTATACGCTTAGAAATCGTTATCAAGTCGTTACCTAAATGTGCTTGATTGTGTCATATCAGCATGAGACTCTTATCTCGTAAGCAACCGAGGGCGTTGCTGCAGATAGGTAGAAAAATGTCAGTATTAACAGTATCTGAATTGCAAGCAATCAAAGAAGCATTAACTGCTTCTGACATCTACGATCGTTCATTGGTTGCTAAGTTATGGAAAATGCAGCGCGAGTTAATCAGCGAAATGCAGGTCTCAGCATGATTATTAACTCAATAACAATTATAGGACTTATTGGTCTGTTCTTAGCGACTAACTTTGTCTGGTATTGGCAAGGCTTCAAGGACGGCAGGCGCGAGGGTTATGTGCGCGGTCGCGATCTAAGCCGACAAGGCTTCTGGCAAGAATGAAAGCCAGCGAGATTCTACTATCAGCTACAGACACAATTCGAGATCGTGGACAGTCCTATGGACACCCAGCCGATAACCTACAACACACAGCCATGTTGCTTAGCGCATACCTACAGACTCCAATACATGACTATCAAGTGGCAGGGATTATGGTGTTAGTTAAACTAGCCAGAAGCAACCAGTCAGCACAGCAGATAGATACATGGATTGACATGGCTTCATATGCCGCACTTGGCGGTCAATTAGCAACAGAGGAGAACGATCTCTATGTTTAATTTGGAAGATTATGAGGATGTTGCAGCTAGAGTGCTGCGCTTTCAGAAGGCTTACCCAGAAGGAAGGATTGTTACAGATGTTATTGAGTTCAATGCAGAAAAGGAATATATCCTTATTTGTGCGCAGGTCTATCGCAACTCTAGCGATACTTTGCCTGCAGGGGTTGATTACGCTCTCGGTGTGGCTTCTACATATAACGCGAGCATGCGTAAATTCTATTGCGAAGATACATGCAGCTCAGCAATAGGTCGCGCATTAAGCCTAGTTTTAGAAACTCTTAAAAAGCCTACAAAACAGGACATGGCTAAAGTAGTAACGCCTCGCGTTATCAAGCCAGCGGTACAGGATGTCGTACCAGAGCAGGACTATTGGACTACACCAGTCAATGAGTACATGAAGGTAGTAGATGCACCAGTGACCTTGGAAAAGGCTATGGAGAACATCGCAGCAGTTATGGGAACAGGTGAGGCAGTAGAAGCACCATCGTGCGAACATGGACACATGCAGTGGCGTGAAGGTGAAAAGAACGGCAAGGCTTGGGGTGGCTACTTCTGCAATACAGCAATCTCATCAGCTCATCGATGCCCTACAAAATGGTACAACCTTGGATCAGACGGCAAGTTCCAACCACAGAAAGCGAGAGTGTAATGGGAAGCATTGGGATTAAGATCAATGGCGAATGGCTAGATCTTATGTCTGCCTTTGTGCCTTGTCAGTTATGCAATGAGCCAGTACAGATCAAAGAACTAGCGGAGATCTCATCTGATCCTGTTAATGGGATTGTTATCTGGCAATGTGCAAAGTGCAGTGCAGTCAATGGATAAGGAAGATGTCATTACTGTTGTCTTTGTAATAGCCATACTCATGTCAATGCTGTGTGGTTATGTGTTAGGTGTTTATGGTGCCTAGTCAGCACAGGAAGCACAGAGGTTTCCGCACAGAGCGCGTAGTAGCTGAGTACCTATCGACTCAGTGGCAGGGCGCATGTGTGGGAAGGGGTAGTGGCAAGGATATTGTTAATGTACCGTTTGATTGTGAGGTCAAGGCAAGGGCTGGGTTTCAACCCTTAGCGTACTTAAAACAATTAAAGGCTCGGACATCCGTTTCGGGGGAATTAGGATTCGGAGTTATACGGCTAAATGGGCAAGGAGAAGATGCAGCGGAATATGCCTGCATAATCCGACTAGCTGATCTATTGCCACTACTCATATTAAAATACGGTCACTTAGACAAAGAACCTACAGAAGCAGACATAGACCGATGCTCTGGATGTGGGTCATACATGATAAGGAAGTGTCTTACTTGCCAGCCTACGATTACCGATGCGACAAATGCAATCTTAGTCAAGAAGTCACTCATGGATTCAACGATAGACCAGTAGTGCCATGCAGTTACTGCAACAGAGCTATGAATAAAGTAATCGCTGCTATTCCAGCAGTGTTCAAAGGCAAAGGATGGGGCAAGGATGCTTGAAAAGATTAAGAATGATGAGTGCTACACGCCACAGTGGGTATTTGATGCAATGGGAGTTCGGTTTGATTTAGATGTAGCATCATCCAATAGTGAAATGATAGTTGTGCCTGCTGACAGGAAATACACTGTTGAGGATGATGGTCTAGCTCTTCCTTGGGAAGGTCGTGTCTGGATGAATCCACCATTCTCCAAGATTACGCCATGGATTAACAAATGGCTTGAACACGGCAATGGAATCTGTTTAGTTCCTCTTAGCTCTAACGGTCGATGGGTTAATCAGTTATGGGAATCAAATGCTCATGCCGCTTACTTGCCAGCCAACATGGCATTCATGACTAGATCAGGTGACTTAATTAAACACAGGTGGCGTTGCTCTATGTGGGCTATAGGTGATGAAAATGTAGAAGCACTCAAAGGAATTGGGCGCACAAGATACTAATAGTTATCCACAGAAGTTATCCACAGGGTAACAATAAGGAGACATTATGAAACGACACACCGCTCTGACCAGCACTTATGCAAATGTAATTGACAGCGATGGTACCCTGACTGGGCAGAGCCTCTCAAAGGCTCACCCCGAGCCGCTGAAGCGGATCGCTCGGGGGGTGCTAGCAGGTATTGGGATATCTCTATGCTTTATGCCTTTAGCAGGTTCTACAAGTGCTAATAAAGAATATGTTGATTACAAGACTTATGCTTTATATCTCTTAGACTGGAATATAAAAGAATATAAATGCTTAGCAACACTCTATGGCAAAGAGAGTGCATGGAATCCAGCAGCTGTTAATGGATCTCATTATGGAATACCACAAGGAAGATCTACTTACTTATCCACACTTAATGGATATGACCAAGTACAATGGGGATTGGACTACATAGGTCATAGATATGGTGAGCCTTGCATTGCATGGCAACACTTCAAAGATAAGGGCTGGCATTGAATAGATCGCATCGAGAGCTTGGCACTCAACGCTGGAAAGATCAGCGACTACGAGTGCTTAAGCGTGATGGTTATATCTGTGCTTATTGTGGCCAAGAAGCAGACCAAGTAGATCATGTGATAAGTCGCAAAGATGGTGGAGGTCATGAACTAGAGAATCTTGTTGCCTGTTGTGCATCATGCAATAGCAAGAAAGGTGCGCTCAATGAGGCCAGTTTTTTAGGCTCACGTTCTAC